ATGTTACAACAATTAACGGTAAATCAGTAGTAGCTGATTTAGGTACAACTTTAACAACTACACTTTTGACTTGTGCAGCAGATCAAGTTAACAAAATTAATTTAATTAGAGTTACAAACGTAACTGACAGTGATGCAACAACTACAATAGATTCAGAAGTTTCAGGAACACACAAAAAACTAGCTAACGAACTTACGGTTCCAGCTAACGCATCAGTTGACATTATAGATAAAAACTCATCTTTTTATTTACAAGAAACTGATTTAATTAGAGGCGGAGCTTCTGCAGCATCAACATTAGAAGTAACTATTTCTTACGAATTAATCGACGACGCGTAGGAGGATAAACTATGGCTAATAGTTATCCTAGACGAAACCAGGCCAGCGGGATCTGGAAGATTAATCAAATAACAAAAAATATAAAAGATGATGGAACTTATCCAGGTTCTATTGGCGGAGACAGAGCAGTTTTTTTTGGTGGTTGGAGTCCAACACAAACTTACAATACAATAGATTTTATTGAAGTTACTAGCACAGGTAATGCAACTGATTTCGGAGATATGACATCAGCAGCGTATGGAGGAAGTGGTTTTTCTGATGGTGTAAGGGCAGGAGTATATGGACATGGAAGTCCTTTAGCCAATACAATAGAATGTGTTTTTATTTCTACAACAGGTAATGGTTCTGATTTTGGAGACGCTACAACTGCCAGACAATATTCTTGTGGGGCTAGCACAAAAACTAAAGGTTTTAGTGCTGGAGGACTAACACCTTCTAATTCAAATGTTATAGAATTTATAACAACAGCATCTATAGGTAATGGTACAGACTTTGGTGACCTAACTACTGCTACTTCAAGATCAGGATCAGGAAATAATCATACTAGAGCTTTATATGGTGGTGGTGACGATGGATCAAATACAAATACAATAGGTTTTTATGAGTTAGCTACATTAGGTAATGCTGTAAATTTTGGAGATTTATCTTCTGCAAGACAATATGTTAGCGGAAGTTCTTCAAATGTAAAAGCTGTTTTTGCTGGAGGTAGTGGTTATACTAATGTAATTGATGAAGTTAATATTGGTTCTCTTGGTGACTCAACAGATTTTGGAGACCTAACTGTTGCTAGAGAAGCGTTGTATGGAACTGGAAATATTACTAGAGCAGTGTTTGCAGGAGGTTGGATTTCACCAGCTGCTCAAAATATAATTGATTATATAACACTTGCTACAAGAGGAAATGCAATTGACTTTGGAGATTTAACTACAGCTCGTGGATATGGAGATTGTGGATCTTGTCAATCTAATTCAGGTATAGAAGAATTCCAACCAAGAGCCGCGCAACTTTATTCACCAACAGGTACAGTTGTACCGAGAGGCGGTGGAGTTGGAGATTTAGGTTTTCATTATGGAGGTTCAGGTCCTTCTGATGTTAACACAATTGGTTTTGTTCAAATATCAACATTAGGTAATACACAAGATTTTGGTAATCTTACTGCTGTTGCTAAACTATGTGGTGGTGGTTCTAGTGCAACTAGAGGTATCAGAGCAGGTGGAACTAATCCAAGCACTATTATAAACACCATAGATTATTGGGAAATGGCTTCAAAAGGTAACGCTGCTGATTTTGGAGATTTAACTGTTGCAAGAAGAAGTATGCTTGGTTTAGCAGGAAATGATACAAGAGGTTTATTTCAAGGTGGTAATACTCCAAGTAATTCTAATGTAATAGATTATATTACTTTTACAACAATTGGTAATGCAACTGATTTTGGAGACTGTGTTGAAGATCAAAATTCAGCAGGCGCGGTATCTTCTAATACAAGAGGTTTAAATGCAGGAGGATCTAATGGAGGACACTCTAATACAATAGGATATGTAACAATAGCGTCTACAGGTAATGCAACAGATTTTGGAGATTTAACTTTAGCTAGATATTCAACTGTAAGTGTAGGTTCACCAACAAGGGGTGTATTTATGGGTGGTTATGTACCATCACCTGTTGTTAGAACAGATGTTATGGATTATGTAACTATTGCCTCAACTGGTAATGCAACTGACTTTGGTGATTTAGATGCAGGTAGAGCATATGGAGGTCAAGCTTCTAATCAAACAAGAGGATTATACATGGGAGGTGAATTTGGACCAGGTAATACAAACACTATACAATACATTACAATTGCTTCAACAGGTAACTCAGCAAGCTTTGGTGAATTGTTCCAACAATCACAACAATACTTTAATGGTTGTTCTAACGGCCATGGTGGACTTTCCTAAGATTCTGTAGTATAAATCCTACAAACATGATCATATACATGCAACAATATAAAGGAGAAAAATATGTCATCTAAAGACCTAGTTATACAAAAACTATCAAACTCACCACTGGTTAAAAAAGAGTATAAACAAATGTTAACCAACATTAATACAAGCCTACCAGCAATCAAACAATCAAGTTCTAACTTTTATAAATCACACTCACAGTTTATGGGAGTCATGTTAGATGTAACAGCAATTACCCCTATTAGATCAGTTAAGCATACACTAGCTGAACTAGATAAAACTAGAATGGCTCTAGAAGAAGCACAGCTTAAAATGATGAAGAAGGATATAGAGCTTCGTCAAAAAGAAAAGAAAATGGCTGATGGAGATTATGCTGATGATCTTGAGAGAGAACTACTAGAAACTGAGATTCTAGAAGTTAAAGTAAACATGAATAATATACAAAATTCAGTATCTGGTGCTATTAGAAAGATGAATTTTTTTACTAATCAGTACAAGAGTATCTTGAAGAAGTTAGGTAAAGATGATATCACTGAAGAAGAGTACGAAAAAGAAGAGTCAAGATATCATGTCATGACTTGTCTTAAACAAGCTCTAAACGCTGCTCGTGCCCGAGGTGGAGTAATCGATGAAGGAAACTTGATTTATCTCTTCGATATGGGTATAAACAGTGCACAGGCACAAGCTGAAATTTATGCTTATTTGGAAATGGAAAATAAGTTAATGAAGGAAGGTAAAGCGCCTACCCATGAAATGACTATGCAATGGTTAGAGGCATGCGCAGATAAATTTTCAGGTGAAGCAGAAAAGTTTGCTGAACGAAGAGGATTTAAACTGTACGATGAAGAGTCGCTTAATACTAAACTGTTAGATAATAAGGAGAAACCAAATGGCAAATAAAATTGTTAAATATCAACTAGACAACGGTACAATCCCAACTTGGATTGCAGACGGTGGTTACTATCCAGATCCAAATGAAGTTATGATTGGTGCAACTGTAGATGGTTCAACTGAAACTGGAGAAGGTGAACTTGCAAGTGAAGCAGATGTAAAAACGTATTTAGATACATACACATCTACTTGGACTGAACAAGATCCCAATAATCCAAATGTAACTGTACCATTTGATCAAGCACAAGCAGCTAGTTATATTTGGTCTAAAAAAATAGATTAGGGTTTTTAAATGGCTAACTACCCGCAACTTGATAACGCTTCAGGCGTTTGGAATCTGCGTGAAGTCTATGACGCGGTAATGGGTGGGTATTGGCCTAATTATAATGCCATTGCAGTTATGTTTCATGGAAGAAGTGGTGGCAAACTTATAGAAAAAATTACCATGTCAACAAATGGTAATGCAACAACTTTTGGAGACTCTACAACAACAAGCGTATACATTGCAAATGGTGGTATGGGTTCTTTTACAAGAGGTTTATCTGCAGGAGGATCTCCACCAGGATCTCCATTAGATGTAATTGATTACATTACTTTTTCTACAGAAGGTAATGCAGCTGATTTTGGAAACTTAACAGTTGCTAGAGGTCAAGTGGGAGCAGGTTCTAATTCTATTAGAGGAATAGCATTGGGTGGAGCAACACCTTCAAGAGTTAATACGATAGATTATGTAACTATTGCATCAATTGGTAATGCAACAGATTTTGGAGACGCTACAGTATCTAGAAATGAAATAGCACCAATGTTTAGTCCTACCAGAGGTTGTTTTGCAGGAGGACGAACACCAACTGTTTTAAATACAATAGATTTTGTAGAAATATCTACAACAGGTAATGCTACAGATTTTGGTGATTTAAGTGTTGCTACATCAACTGCAGGAGGAGCTGCTTCTTCTGTTAGAGGAGTTGTTGCTGGAGGTTTTTCTCCAAGTCTTACAAGTGTTGCTCAATTTATAACAATGGCCTCTCAAGGTAATGCAACAGATTTTGGTAATCTTACGGTTGCTAGACAAGGTGTTTCAGGAACAAGTAATTCAATAAAAGGAATTTTTTCAGGTGGTGAAGCTCCTGCTTTATCAAATATAATAGATCAATTAGTAATTACAACTGGAGGAACAGGAACGGATTTTGGAGATTTACTAATTGCAGATGATAATATTGCTAGCACTAGTAACTCACACGGCGGACTAAACGACGGGTATCAGGGAACAAGACCATTACCATTTAACGAAGCTGGTGGGGACAGGATGATTATTGCTGGAGGAGATAATGGAGGTTCTTTAAAGTCAGCAGATTTTATTTCAATAAGCACTACAGGAAACACAAATAATTTTGGAGATTTAAATGTAGCAACTGATGCCGCTGGAGCAACAGGAAATAAAACAAGAATGATTTATAGTGGTGGTGCAGCTAATCCAGGAAATACAAGAAAAGCAGATATTCAATATGCAAATTTTTCTACTCAAGGTAATTTTGCAGACTTTGGTGATATGACAGATGAAAAAAGAGGTATGTCTAGTTGTGGAAATAATACAAGAGGTCTTAATTTTGCTGGTAGAGATGACCCAGCAAACTTAAATATAATTGATTATATAACTATAGATACTTTAGGAAATGCTGCAGATTTTGGAGATTTAAGTGCAGTTACAAACTCTGGTTCTTCTGTGTCTAATAATACTAGAGGATTGTTTGCTGGTGGTAGACCATCTTCAACAAGTGTAAACGAAATTCAATACGTGACTATATCAACAACAGGTAATGCTGCAGATTTTGGAGATTTATTAGCTATATTAGAAACACAGACAAGAGCGTCCTCAACAACAAGAGCGTTATATGCAGGTGGTAGTTCTACATCACCTGGAGCAAATGAAAATGTAATACAATATTTAACTTTTGCAACAACTGGAAATGCAACAGACTTTGGAGATTTAACTGTTGCAAGATCTCAAATTCAAGACGCTGGTTCATCAAACACAACAAGGGGTGTTTTTGGTTCTGGTAAAGACCCTAGTGCAACAAACGTAATGGACTATGTAACAATAGCATCAACAGGTAATGCTACAGATTTTGGTGACATAATACCAACAAGAAGTTATAGACCTGCGGCATCATCAAACGGACATGGAGGATTAGTAGGTGGCTAGATCAACAACATTTAAATATACTGTAACAGTAGTTAATCCTGGTTCAGGAAATAAATATTATATGGACGGAATACTACAAACATATGTAACTTTGTTTCCAGGATGCACATACGAATTTAATCAAGACGATAGTTCTAATGGTGGACACCCATTAAGATTTTCAGAAACATCTGATGGTACACACAACTCTGGATCAGAATACACAACAGGAGTTACAACATCTGGTACACCAGGTTCAGCTACAGCATTTACAAAAATAGAAGTTACTACTTCTACACCTTATAGATTATTTTTTTATTGTACAAATCATAGTGGTATGGGTAATTCTATTACTGTTCCACAAGGGATAGCAACTAGGGCTTTTACAGCAGGTTCTTATCCAAGTCTCACAAACACTATAGAAGCAGTTGATCTTACAACAACAGGACATACTTTTGATTTTGGTGATATGTCTGCTGCAAAATATGCATCAGGTGCACTAGGTGGATTAATTAAAGGGCTTTTATTTGGTGGATCACCAGATGGCGGTAGTACTAATTTAAATGTAATAGATCAAATAATTGTTAGAAGTCTTGGTAATTCAACTGACTTTGGTGATTTAACCGTTGCTACAAATTATCCTTGTGGACTAGGAAACAAAACAAGAGGTATTTATGGTGGAGGTTATATTTCTCCTGCTCAAGTAAATACTATAGGATATGTAACAATAGCAGCACAAGGTAACGCAACAGATTTTGGCGACTTAACACTTGCAAGAAATCAATTTGGTGCTTGTTCATCACCTACAAGAGGTGTTTGGCTTGGAGGAAATCAAGAAGCATCACCAACTGCTATAGATGTAATAGATTATGTTACAATTGGATCTACAGGTAACGCAACTGATTTTGGTAATCTATCAGAATCTGCGGCGGGAACTGCTGCTACTGGTAGTTCTACTAGAGGAGTTAGAGGTGGAGGAGCAACCCCTAGCATAAGTAATGTAATGGATTATATAACCATTGCTTCAACAGGTAATGCTACGGACTTTGGAGATTTAACTGCTGCAAAAAGAAACATGACAGTTAATGGATCAAACAATACAATAGGTATATTTGGAGGTGGTCAAACTCCATCACTTACACTTACAATAGATTCTATTACATTTGCTTCAACAGGAAATGGTCAAGATTTTGGAGACATGATAAATTCAAGTAATGCTGGAGGATATGGTCAGTGTGGAAATTCTAATGGTCACGGAGGATTACAATAATGTCTAATTCAGGAAAAGTTTGGGATATACGAGAAGCTTATAAACAGCAAAGAAATAATTCTTGGCATGAAAAAGGAGACAAAGGACTTGTATTGGGTGGTAGAACAGCTGCTGATACAAATATAAATGTAATAGAAGAAAAACAAATATCTACATCAGGAACATCTTCAGACTTTGGAGATTTGACTCAAGCAAAATCAAACATGAGTACGAATGCAGGAGGTAATTTTGTAAAAGCTTTTGCAGTTGGTGGAACTACTCCATCTAGTACTAGTGTTATTGAAACTGTAAATTATTCTTCAAGTGGAGGCGGGACTGATTATGGAGATTTAGTAAATGCATCATATGCTCAAGCATCTCACTCAGATAATAATAGACTAGTTACTCCACAAGGAGATGGAAGAAATACTTTCATTGGTTATATTTCAATGAATTCAAAAGGTAATCAAGCAGATTTTGGTGATTGCACTAACAGTGTTATTGAAAAAGGAGCAACAGGAGATACAACTAGATTAATAGCTGCTGGAGGAACTGATAATCCAACAGGTCAAGTTAATGTAATGCAGTTTGTAACCATACAAAGTTTAGGTAATGCTGCTGATTTTGGTGATTTAAATTATTCACCTAGAAGTCCATCAGGAACATCAAATGGAGTAAAAGCTTGTTTTGCAGGTGGGTTAACTTTTTCTGGTGGTGGTAGTCCAGCTAACGCTGCTTTTAATAACATAGATATTGTAACTGTACAGTCTACTGGTAATGCATCAGACTTTGGAGATTTAACAAGCACTGTGTATCAAGCTGCAGGTATATCTGGCACTAGTAGAGCACTTGTTGCAGGAGGAGCAGATTATCCATCCAGCACACCAAGAACTACAATTGATTCATTTAATATAGCTAGTGCAGGAAATGCAACTGACTTTGGAGATTTAGTAACAGCTAAGTATTCTTGTTCTGGTGCATCAAATGCACATGGAGGTTTAAACCCTGGAGAACAACTTCCATCAGTAACCTATATGCCTGGATCAGGGAGAGGGTTTATAAATCCAGGAACAAACTCTGGAGGTTCGGGTGGTTCTATTGATAGAATACAAATGATTTTTGTTCCAACATTAGGTAACGCTTTAGACTTTGGAAATTTAACTGTTGCAAGGCAATTAGTGTCTGCAACGAATAGTTTAACTAGATCATGTGTTGCAGGTGGAGAAAGTCCAAGCGGTATTGTAAATACAATTGATTATTATGAAATGCAATCTCTTGGTAATGCAGCAGACTTTGGAGATTTAAGTGTTGCAAGAAGATCTTTTCTTAACGGTGGAACTAATGGATCTAGGGGAACTTTTCATGGCGGTAATACACCGTCTGTTTCTGATGTAATAGATTATATAACTATAACAACTACAGGTAATGCTACAGACTTTGGTAATTTAACAGTAGCAAGAGAGGCCTCTGGAACTTTTTCAAGTCCAACAAGAACTGTTTCAGGAGGAGGATATGCTGGTGGTGATTCAAATGTAATAGATTATATAACAACAGCTTCAACAGGAAACGCAACAGATTTTGGCGATCTAACTGTTGCTAGATATCAACCAGCCCCTGTGTCATCTACAACTAGAGGTGTTTGGATAGCTGGATATGCACCAGCAATATCAACAAGAACAGATGTTATGGATTATGTAACTATTGCATCAACAGGAAACGCAACAGATTTTGGTGATCTAGCTCAAGCAAGGGCAGCAGGTGCAGGTATCTCAAATAATATAAGAGGTGTATACGCAGGTGGTGAAGTTCCAGGTGGAGACACTGCACAAATTGAATTTATAACAATTGCTAATACAGGTAATTCATCTGATTTTGGAGACTTGGTTGAAGCTTGTCAATATTTATCAGGAACTTGTGATGCTAACAGTGGTTTACAAAGCGCTTAAAATATAGTATACATTCTGCATGAAAGAAGAATTATTACAGTTGTTTCCAACACCTTTATTAATTGTACCTTACGAAGAATCTATTGATAAAGAATTAGAATATTTAAAAACTATTAGTTATCGTGAACAACAACAAAATGGTAATTATAGATCAGATGATTCGTACTTGTTACGTAAAGAAGAATTAAAAAACATAAAAAACTTTTTAGGTGAGTCCGTTGATAAGTTTACCAAAAATGTTTTAAACTCAAAACAAAGATTAGTAATTACTCAGTGTTGGGCTAATAGAAATCCAAAAGGTTCTAAGCATCATGAACATGTGCATCCAAACAGTATTATATCTGGTGTAATGTATTTTCAAATAAACGAAAAGCTACCACCTATATCTTTTTCAAAAACAAATCAAGATGGCATGAAATTAGACCCTATAAAATACAATCATGTAAATTCAGAATCTTTTATGTTGCCTTGTAAATCAGGTGAATTAATATTATTTCCATCTTCACTAAAACATAGCGTGCCAATTAATCAAGGTGATGAAGATAGAATAAGTGTATCATTCAATACTTTTAGTATTGACGCTATTGGATCAGAACAATCACTAACTCATTTAGATATTAGGAGGTTAATGAATGAGCACAATTAAAAGTTATATATACGTAAAAAACCACATACCAACAGAACTGTGTGAAGAACTAATAGATGAGTGTAACAAAGGTATATGGAAAAAACATACTTGGAATAATTATGCATCAGGCACCACATCATCTGAGCCTACAAAAGAATTAGATGTCATGAATTGTACTAAAGAACAACAAGCAAAGATAACACCATACTTAGTTAAAGCATTAGGTGAGTATCAAGAAAAACATAGTGTGCCAGGAGACAAGACTCAAGGACCATGGCTCAGTAAGTTTAGTCCAATAAGATTTAATAGGTATCAAGTTGGCACCATGATGAGAGAACACTATGATCATATTCATAGTATATTTGATGGTGAAATGAAAGGAGTTCCATTAGTTTCAATTGTAGCTAATCTAAATGAAGACTATGAGGGCTCTGAATTTTATTGCAGAGGAGAGAAAATTAAGTTAAAAACAGGTGATATACTACTATTTCCATCTAACTTTATGTATCCACATGAAGTAAAGGAAACAACAAAAGGCACCCGATACTCGTTTGTAAGCTGGGCTTTTTAATATATAATGAGGTTATATGTTACAGAAAATAGGATTTCAACCAGGATTCAACAAACAAATTACAGAAACCACAGCTGAAGGACAATGGGTTGATGGGGATAATGTACGTTTTAGATATGGTACACCTGAAAAGATAGGTGGTTGGTCACAGTTAGGTGAGTCTAAACTTACAGGAGCCGCAAGAGCTTTACATCATTTAGTTAACAAGTCTGGTAACAAGTTTGCAATCATAGGTACAAACAGGATTTTATACGCTTACACAGGAGGTGTATTCTACGACATTCACCCTATCAAAACTACTACAACATTATCAAATGCATTTAGCACAACGAATGGTTCAGCAACGGTCACAATAACATTTAGCACGGACCACGGAATACAAGAAAATGATGTTATACTTTTAGATAATTTTACAGCTATCACAAACTCTAACTACTCAGCTTCAGACTTTGATGATAAAAAATTTATGGTGACATCTGTTCCAACAGGAACAACCTTAACTATTACAATGCCATCTAATGAGACAGGCTCAGGTGCTACAACATCTGGTGGTATTAGAGTACAGCATTATTATCCAGTAGGTCCCGCAGAACAATTACCTGGTTTTGGTTGGGGCTTAGCTGCATGGGGTGGAACTGTAACGGGTGAAGCAACTACAACTTTAAATGGTGGTATCAATGCAGTTACAACGACTGTTGTATTAACAGATGCATCTTTGTTTCCAACTTCAGGTACAAACTTTGTGCAAATAGGATCGGAAGAAATTTCATACACAGGTATATCTGGTAATACTTTAACAGGTGTTACAAGAGGAGTTAGAAATACAACAGCTGCAACACACTCAAATGGTGCAACAGTAACCAACAGTTCAGATTATATTGCATGGGGTGAGGCTGCATCGGGTGACTTAGTTGTTGATCCAGGTTTATGGTCTATTGATAACTTTGGAGATAAAGTAATTGCACTAATTCATAACGCACAAGTATTTGAATGGGACTCTAATGCAACAAACGCTGTAACGGTAAGAGCAACTATAATATCAGGTGCACCAACAGCATCACGTGATATGTTAGTATCTACTCCTGATAGACACTTAGTATTCTTTGGAACAGAAACAACAATTGGAACACCGTCTACACAAGATGAAATGTTTATTAGATTTTCAAATCAAGAAGATATAAATACATATCAACCAACAGCAGTCAATACAGCAGGTACACAAAGACTAGCTGATGGATCTAAAATTGTAGGTGCAGTTAGAGGTAGAGATGCAATCTATGTTTGGACAGATACATCTTTGTTTACTATGAGATTTATTGGTCAACCATTTACATTTGGTTTCCAACAAGTAGGAACAAACTGTGGATTGATTGGACAGAATGCTGCATTAGAAGTTGATGGTGCTGCATATTGGATGTCAGAAAATGGTTTTTTTAAATACTCTGGTAATCTTGAAACCATGGTTTGTTTAGTTGAAGATTTTGTTTTTGATGATTTAAATACAACTGCTAATCAATTAGTAAATGTTGGATTAAATAATTTGTTTGGTGAAATTACTTGGTTCTATTGTACATCAAGTTCAACAGTGATAAATAGATGTGTAACATATAACTATCTTGATTCACGTCCTAATAGACCTGTTTGGACAACAGGAACATTAGCAAGAGGCGCATGGCAAGATTCAGCTGTGTTTGGTTTACCTCACGCAACTAGTTTTACTGCAAGTGATGATGCATCATTTGATGTTGTTGGTAACACTGAAGGAAGTACAATATACTTTGAACATGAAAAAGGAACTGATGAAGCATTAGCAACTGGAGTAAATGCAGTTACCTCTAATATTGAATCAGGAGACTTTGATATTACTCAAAGAATTGTTGGTAGTCAGATGACTGGTATTGCTGACTTTCAAGGAGATGGTGAATACATTATGAAGATTAGAAGATTTATACCTGACTTCTTATCTCAAACAGGCAACACTCAAATAACACTACAGCTTAAAAATTATCCCAATAGTTCTCAAACAAGTTCACCACTTGGACCCTTTACAATTACCTCATCTACTGATAAGGTAGATACTCGTGCAAGAGCGCGAGCTATATCTTTAAAAGTAGCAAACACTGCTGCTAATCAAAGTTGGAAATTAGGTACATTTAGATTAGATACACAACCAGATGGACGTAGATAATGGCAAAAATAACAGTAGTATTCACTAGACCCAATAAAGAATACAGACAACAAGATGCTGATTCTTTAGTTAGAGATTTAGATGGATTGATTGAAAAATTAAACTCAACTTTTCAACAAGATTTAAGAGATGAACAACAAAGATTTACTTGGTTCATGAGCAGTGGAAGTGAAGCATAGTGGCTAATAGATATAAGAATGCACAGTTTGATTTAACTACAACAGACGCTACAGATATTTATACTGTACCATCTGAGTCTAGAGCAATTATTCAAAACATTCATACAGCAAACGTTGGATCAGGTAATGTTGAAATTAAAGCTTTTGTATTTGATACATCTGCAGGTAGAGCTTACCAATTTGCAGAACATACAGTAAACTCAGGTAATTCTAAGTCTATATCTGATGGTACAATTATATTAGAAGAGAGTGACAAGTTACAATTACAAGCAGCGACAGCTGATATATTTGAAGGCACAGTATCAATACTAGAATTTGACAGAACATAGGAGGAAAATGCAAGTCATAAAACCAGAGAAAATAATAGAAAAAATAACTAACCTTAAAACAGGTGAAGAATATAAGGACGATAATGAATGGAAATCTAAAGGTATACCTGAAAAAGACATTCGAAGAGATATAAAAGTTCTTATGCCAAGCCTTGATATTTTTGGTAAAACAAAATAGAATAGTACAATGGCAATTCCACTTAGTGCATATGATAGAAAAGTTATTGATGCGGGGTATAAATTTATACCTCAGACCCAATATCTATTAAATCCATTTGAAATACCTGTAGCACCAGATAGTAATA